ACACTTGACCAACTTTCGCTAGTCCTCCTGAACAAGTTCAGGAATGTCGGCCCAGCTCCGATAATTTAATAATACTGCTACTTTTCTAAACGTCAACTACCTCTGGTAGTGAGTTTTAAAATATTTTTTTTAGTTACAATAAAATAGAATCGTTCCGATTTGTAACACACCAACGCACCAAGCCCCACGCCGCTTGGTGCTTTCATTATGGACAAACAACTACAAAAAATTATTGGAGAGCTTAAGCAGCCGTTTGCACCAACTCAGCACGAGATACGCGAACTGCCCGGCAAAGGCAACTGGATATTTATTCCATGGCAAGCCATTAGAGAACGCTTAGACGAAGTCTACCCGGAATGGACTGTCGATTACTCAGAGATAAAAATTATAGAAACCCAGGCTTTCTGTAAGTGCGGAATCACCATTGCAAATATCCGCAAAGAAGCCTACGGAGATGTACCAGTTGTTGTACTATCTTCTAGTGGCAAAGACGTGAGCCGGGGAAGTTTTGGCGATCGCGTGGTTGCGGAGGCCTTCAAGAATGCTGCTGAACATTGGGGGGTAGCTCGATATTTGGACGACCAGAAATTTGTGATCAGCTATCTATTAGATCATGCTGACCAGTTAGAACCCCGGTTCAGAAATTTGTTGACCTCGTTGGCGGCGGCCCATAAAATTACTGCTGCTGACAAACCACGGAAAGAAGTGGTAGTTAGTCAAAAACAGAACACGCCAGAACCTGTTATTACGCAAGACCAAGCTAAACTTTTGTGGAGTACGGCAAGAACAAGTTTGGGTCTATCAGACGACGACGTTAAAGCGGTACTAAACGACTTAAACTATGCTGGGACTATGTCGATTCCAGCCAGTCAATACGAAAAAGTTATGGGCTTACTTCGGACAGCGTCCTACAAAAAAGTCTTATAATCGTGTATAATGTATACGGAAGTACCTACTTACAAGCCACCTTTTCGGTGGCTTTTTTTTGGGTCTAAAACTTTTTTTAAAACTCACTACCAGAGGTAGTTGACATGCCAAGATTCCATGTCTACTATACAAATATACAAAGTAAACCAAGAGTAACGGGTTAACAAAACGCCCAAAAATATATCTTTTAGTTGACTCTGTGTACATTTATGAGCAAAATTTGGAGGTTTTGGCAGGTGGATGGAAGATAGCAACTTTCCAATGGGTATTGAACCCATACTGGAAAAAATCAAAGGAAGTCCCACAATCGGGTTAATAAAAGACTCCAGTTTATTATTGACCCGGGAACAGTGGGCAGACCACTTAGGTGTAACCAGAGCTACACTGCTCGGCTGGGAAAAAAACTTAATAGCAGAGATCCCATTTCTGTCCCAAGACTACTTTATTGACTGGAGACGACGCAGGTATTTAGACAACTACCAAAGGTTTATATTAGCGCTTATATTCTACGTTAAGCAGCTAGATTACCCACTCGGTAGAAGCAGTCACAAAAGTACCAAGATGTTTCTACGTCTGCAATCCAAGGTAATAAAACGACAAGTATTTGATCAGGTAATTAAGTATGTTTAACATTCACGAACTGAAAGATCTGTATTCAGAGTCCGAGGAAATAATCCGGCGTGCGATCGCACTTTACCACGAGAAACATGGTGGATTTGATTTGGAGGGGCCGTACTACCCAGACAACTTGGCCCAAGATTTAGACGACTACTTCCAGGCAGCCCGTAATCTGGCTGTAACAGCTGATAGAGCGTTGACAGCTGGAACGCCAAGTAGTTTTGAGCAGTTAGCTGCCCAAGCAGGGCAGGGGCAGTCTCTGGAAAAAATCCAGGAAGTTTTAGGGGTGAAGGGAACAACACTAGTGTTAACCGCCCGTGCAGTTCAACGCGGGGTGGACTTGGCTAGTTTGGTGCATGACGCAACCGTGCAAGCGTACTTGAATACGAGCGCTCAGCTCAACCAAGAACTTGTAGAAGCGGAACAACACGATACCCAGTGGCTCAACCAGTTTGCCAAATCTGGACAACAGAAAGACCGACTTCTAGAACAACTGGGCGTACCAAAACTTGACCCAGTCCAGTTTGAAAATTTGATTACCGCGACTATATCCGAAGTTCGTCAAACCGTTTCCGGAACAAAGCGTGGACGTTACGCAACTATAGACGTGGAGAAATATTTATGAGTTTTTCCAAAGGTGACTTAATTTTTTTGGGGGCGTTTGGGGTAATTGCAGTCTTCTCCATTCCCAGCTGTATGGAGTCCCAACGGCAGTGGAAAACTGTTCGTGAGAAATATTCCGCGAACCAAGAGATAAGCCAAATGGCACGGGTAGCAGACGAGCGCTACAAAAATGGCTGTTTACCACTTGTCCGGGGAACCCACCCCAATCTGACTTATGCACCGGTGGTGCTGGGACAAAAACCCAGTGACCGTCACACTGGTAATCCATTCCCACAAAATACGGTGGTTTGTGATTCTAACGGGGCCACTGGAGTTATTGACGAAACTGGTGCGATCGCATCAGTGGCGGTTACCCAAAACCGAGACATAGTGGCTAAACGGCTAAAACGGTTTCGGGGTGGAATGTATTCTCAACCAGTAGTGGAGAACTAAATATGCAGCCAAAACAGAAACGGAAAAAATTGTGGACAGAGTACGGTATCTACGCAATCATAATTGTGGGCTTGTACTTTGCGTTCCTGAACATCTCTCCGTATGAAAAAGTCATTGGGTTTATGTCTGCTTCCGTCCGAGACTCGTTGATAGTCCAGCTGCTTTCCAGTATCCCGTTTGTGGGCTGGGTGGTTCAGGGTTTGGGCAAGACATTAATCTGGGGACTGGCAGCCATTATCTGGGCAATCATCCAGATTATTGAGATACTGCCGTTGGTAATTTTTTCGGACGATCGACTCTTGCTGACGATTATCCAAGAAGGCGACCGGAAAGCGTACCAAATTAATGAGTCTGACGACCCCGCGCTCAAATCAGTAAAGCGCATATATAACCGACTGCCACTCGTCGTTGTACGACACTTAAAGTTTGCGCAGGTTTTTACTTATACGGTAGATTTTTTACTACTGTTATTAATCTACCCACCGGTAACCGGGAACACTTCTGATTTCTTTTTTACGTTGGCTGTGGGTGATTGGCAGAGTGTTAACTGGTTTAACATCTGGATGGGCTTCGTTACGCTCTTTGCTTGCGAGATAGTTGTAGTCTTGCTTATATATGCAGTTCGCTTAAACGAAATGTACAAGTTAAGTCGTGGGGTGTAACGTGGACAAAAACCAGTATCAGATTAGAGCGCTTAGACAGTCAGAGGGGGATAATCTCCAGCTTAAAGTGATACTCGGGTTAATTGTGTCTTTGGCGGTGGCTGGGGCCACCTCCCCAATTGCGGGTTTAGTTCTTGCCAGTTGGGTATGGTGGCGGTCTGCCAAAGAAGCCAACGAATCCGGGCGGAATAGTCAAGCCATTTTGGACGGGACATTTGCGCACTCGTTGGACGAAGACGACTTCCGGGATTATTCAACACTGGTCGGGGAAGACCAAATCAAGTCAGAAATCGAAGTAGCGATCGCACGAAAGTTGCCATTATCTAACCACGTTAAACAAGTAGCCAAAACTCTTATTTCAACAGCACAACCCGTTTTACGTGGTGCGGAACCAGTGGCTTCTGAGCCGATAGTGGTCGACACTTTTGATGCTGATAAAAAAGTGCAATCCAGCCCAAAGTTTAAAGACCCGGAAATTGAGCCAGAATTCGACGTAGAGTCTCTTGTGCAACCATTGGACAATATGTTCGTACTTGGTTGCGGTGGGGCTGGCAAAGGCGTTTTAGTGAGCAACTTACTACGACTTGCCCAACGCAAAGATCCGGGTCTAAAAGTTTTTGTGATTGACCCGAAGGGGGAAGAGTTGGAGTCTGGCTACTGGGATAGTTGCGACCACGTTGAACGCAACCAAGTGGATAAGCTGGACTCGGTTGAGGTGGTTCAATGGCTGGACAAGTGTTTCGACAAATATCTGTCGTGGCTATCTGTGGTCGAACAATCCGGCGGGCGGGGACTTCTAATCGTGGATGAACTTCTAATCTTGGGACACCACGCCAAAGCCCAAAAATACAACAAGATTGGCTCGCTTATAATCCATCTTGCGAGTCTTGGGGACATGGCCGGGCGGAAAGTGTGGTTGATTACCCAGACTCCGTACGTGACCGGGGTCGGGTTGACATTGTCCCAGTCCAGCCAGATACCCTGGGTCTGTTTAATCGGATCTAGTAACCCGTTACGGTCGTGGGGGAAAGCTGCCACTTTGGCTCCAATTTCTGCAGAGCAACTCCAAAAACTGAAAGAGTCTAGTCCAGTTAACCGCGCCATAATGGTGGGCGATCAGTGGTATCCGATGCCCCGGCTTCAAAATTATAGTGGAGTGGACAGAGACTCAAAAAAGTTTAACCGGGGTGTAATGCCGTTAGTGCTGGAACGGGTTGCCTCCAACCCGACTTTTAAAGCGTGGCAGAACGCAATAAAAACCAGTGGCGCAACTACCCCGGAAGAATTTTGTACCATTCACAATATAACTTGCACACCAGCCCAACTAGAACTAATCAGAGAGTGTTTTTATGCCCAATTATCGAAATCGTCTTCTGTCTTTGACGGTGAGCGCCCAGACGTACGAACTCTTGTTAACTCTGGCTCTAATGACCAAAGAACCAATATCCGCTTTAGCGGTAAGAGTCTTGGAGTCTAACTTAATCGATGAAATCAACCGTGCACAAAAAATTCATGACTACCTGACCGCAAACAGAACAGAAACCCAAATCTACCGGACTAAAAATATGGAAACTAAAAGTGATAATCTAGAAGATGGCATTGCTTACGAAGAAGATACTTTAGTTAAAGAAGCGCTTCAGCGTTGGCAAATCTTGGAAGAAACGGAAGCTGAATAACCCGACTTCAAGCCGCTCCAAAGCGGCTTTTTTTAAACCCAAACAACTTTATTACTTAAATTATGTACTTAGTCCAACTTCGGAAACGCTGGGGCCACTACATAGAAGTCTCATGGGCAGAAGATCTTGAAGAGGCCCATCAGATTGGACAAAAAGAAGTGTTAAAATTTTTAGCAGTTTCTGACTTAAACGCAGAACAGAAAAAAATAGTTGGTTACTTGATCGTGTGGTTAGCGCCCGGGGGCTACGTTAAGTACATACCCGCTAAAGATAACCCATGGTCTTGGAGCGATCGCATAGTAAAAAATTCGGCAGACAAGGCAGATAAGTATGTCAAACTCTACATCAATGAATCTGAGTGAGTACGCGCTTAGTCGGGGGGTAACCCGGCAAGCCATTTTAAAAGCGATAGAATCGGGACGGGTAAAGTCTCCATATAAAGTGGGGGGACTTTGGGTTATAGACCCGGAAAAACTTGACCAAGAGTGGAGCGAAAATACGCCGGTGGATGCCCGCACCAAAACTCCGTTGTCGACCGAGAAAACATTGGAGATAAACGAAGCCCGCGCGCTCAAAGAGACTTACTTGGCCCTGGCTGCTAAACTGGACTACGAAACCAAGTTGGGGACTTTGACCAAAGTCGACGAGGTCGAGCGGCAAGCCATAGCCCAAGCCAAGATTCTAAAAGAAGCGTTACTAAATTTGCCGGCGAGGGTCAATAACGTGCTTGCAGCAGAGTCCGACCCTGATGCTATTAACAAGATACTTTCAGAAGAAATTAGAAGCATTCTGGTGGGGTTAGCAACATGATTTTTAGTAGTGCGTTCACGTCCGCACTTAAACCAGATCCGGATTTACTAATTTCGGACTGGGCTGACCAATACAGATTTTTGTCTTCCAAATCTTCCGCAGAACCGGGACGGTGGCGGACGGACAGAACGCCCTATTTGCGGGAAATTATGGACACACTCTCCCCCAAAAATCCCACCCAAAAAGTGGTGTTTATGGCGGGCGCTCAAGTGGGTAAAACTGAGTGCGGCAACAACTGGTTGGGCAGCATAATTGCACTCTTTCCCGGCCCCACATTGGCTATCCAACCCACCGTGGATATTGCCATGAAATTTAGCAAACAACGGATAGCCCCGCTAATAGAAGAGTCTCCAGCGGTCAAAGCCAAAGTTAAACCGTCCCGCAGTCGGGATTCCGGTAACACACTTTTGACCAAAGAGTTTCCCGGTGGGGTGCTGATGTTGGGTGGGGCCAACTCGGCGGCGGCACTACGGTCAATGCCAATTAAGAATTTGTTTGCGGACGAGGTCGATGCCTGGCCCGAGGATGTCGAGGGCGAGGGTGACCCACTCCAACTGGCTGAACGACGGACTACTACTTTCCCCCGGCGGAAAATTTTTATCTGTTCTACTCCCACCATCAAAGACGCTTCCCGTATAGAACGGGAATACTTGCGGTCAGACCAGCGACGGTACTTCGTGCCATGCCCATTTTGTAACCACTACCAGACGCTTAAATGGGCTAACTTAAATTGGCAAGACGACGAGCTAGGTTATGTATGCGAAAATTGCAACACAAAGATACCAGAATGGCATAAGACCAATATGCTCCAAGCCGGTGAGTGGCGGGCAACTGTGACCACTGGAGACCCACTAGTAGTCGGGTTCCATCTGAACTCGTTATACAGCCCGCTTGGGTGGAAAAGTTGGTCTCAAATTGTCCAAGAATTTTTGGTTTCCAAATCTGATTCAGCACTGTTAAAAGTTTGGGTCAACACTGTACTTGGTGAAACTTTTGAAGATCAGTATGTGTCCAAATTGGGGGCGGATGCTCTTCAAGAACGGGCGGAAGTTTACGATCCGTCAATCGTACCGGACTCTGCGTTTATAGTTACCGTTGGGGTCGACGTGCAAGACAACCGGTTGTCCGTGCTGACTTGTGCTTGGGGACTCGAAGAAGAGTGCTGGATACTGGATTGGCAAGAAATATTTGGAGACCCGTCGGCGGAACATTTGTGGGGGCAACTGGATAAAATTGTCATGACCGAGCGTAAGTGGGCTTCTGGATACTCTCGCCGTCCGGACGCCATCGCAATTGACTCCGGTGGACACTTTACCCACGAAGCGTACCAGTATAGTCGGGAACGACGCAAGTTTAACGTACTTGCGGTCAAGGGCGTTTCCCAACGTAACAAACCCATTATTGGCAAGCCGTCAAAAGTGGACGTAAACTACCGTGGGCAGATCATCCAAAAAGGTGGTAGAGTATTCCCAGTTGGGACGGATACGGCTAAGACGACTTTATACGGACGGTTAAGCCGCACTGACGGCAACGGGATTATCCACTTTCACCATGGGCTAACTACTGAGTTCTATAACCAGCTTACTTCAGAAAAAAAACAGATGCGTTATCACAAAGGATTTCCAGTATCTGAGTGGGTCAAAATTTCCACCCGTCGGAACGAAGTATTAGACTGCTTCGTATACGCTTATGCGGCACTTAACGAACTATACCAACGGTACGACCGTCGGACTATTTGGGAACAGTTTGCCAAAAAACATAAAGTCCCAAGTGAGCCAGTGGCTGTTTCAGTGGAAGCACCAACAGCACCAGCAGTACCACCAACTAAACCGCCAAAGCGGCGGACACCTCCACCCAAGTCGTTTATAACAAATTGGTAAAATGCCATTCCCATCCCGGATTACGATTGGAGACTATGCCCAGTGGACTGACAACCCGGTTACCCAAAATGGGCAAGTATTGACCTCGGACGCGTACACTTTGACGTACGCAGTTCGGGGGGCGACCGTACTGAACTTGACCAGCACTCCATTTGGAAATGGCTGGCAAACCGCACTAACCGTCCAGCAGTCAACCGCGCTTACTGCTGGGCAATATTATTGGCAATCTTACGTGACGGCTGGGCCTGTTCGGTTTACGGTCGGACAGGGGCAAACCGTAGTAGTGGCAAACTACTCTAGTGCTATTGCCGGGTTTGATGGGCGCACCCAACTGGAAAAAGACATAGATGCGGTCGACGCAGCCATCCGGGCTATGGTTGCGGGTGGGGCGGTACAAGAATATTCGATTGGCTCTCGGTCTCTTAAAAAGATGACCATTGCGGACTTGATAAGTTTGCGAAGTCAGCTCAAGTACAGACTTATAGTAGAAACTGGGAGTAAATTTAGCGGAGATCCGAAAAGTTTACGGATAAAATTTAATGGGACTTAGACGAGCTTTTGAAGCACTATTCAAACCAGAACCACCCCGCCGACGGCGAAGTTATTCCGGGGCTAATCTCAACCGACTAACCGCAGATTGGGTGGCAACTGGCACAAACGCAGACTCCGAAATAAAAAGCAGCTTACGACCACTTCGGAACAGAACCCGGCAGCTTATACGAGATAACGACTATGCCCGCCAAGCCATCCGGTCAATCGTCAATAACGTCGTTGGGATTGGGGTCAACTTCCAAAGTCAAGTTAAACTCCAGCGGGGCAACCGAATTGACCAGCGGATAACCGAGCAGATTGAATCGGCTTGGCACGCTTGGTGCAAGTCTCCCGATGCGAGTGGACAACTATCGTTTCAAGATTTAGAGCGGTTGGCAATCCGGTCAGTGGCAGAATCCGGCGAAGTTATAATCCGGTTACTTAACCGCAACTTTGAAGGTGGCACACTCCCGTTTTCCGTACAGATTTTAGAGTCAGACTTACTTCTGGACGACTATAATGCGATCGCACCAAACGGAAACGATATTCGACTCGGGGTGGAAAAAGACGTTTGGGGACGTCCGGTGGCTTACTACTTTTTAGACGGGTTGCGCCACCCGGGTGACTACCTGTTTTCAAACGGGCGGACTACCAGTGCCAAATATTTACGCATTCCGGCTCAGGACATTATCCACTTATACGTTATTGAACGTCCGGGACAATCTCGCGGCGTACCGTGGTTAGCCAGTTCAATTGAGCGCTTGCATCACATGGCTGGTTTTGAGCAGTCAGAAGTAGTGGCTGCCCGTGCAAGCGCAAGTATAATGGGCTTTGTGTCTAGCCCGGAGGGTGAGTTGTACGGGGACGAGCACACAGAAGACGAGCGGTTAACTGTGTTTGAACCGGGTATTTTTAAATATTTAGCACCGGGGGAACAAATTCAAGTTCCCCAACTGGAGCGGTCTGGCAACTTTGAGGCGTTTATGCGTTCCATGATTCGTGGGGTAGCTGCTGGCATTGGCTGTTCGTACGAGTCAGTTTCGGGGGACTACAGCCAAAGCAACTATAGTTCTTCGCGGTTAAGTCTTCTGGCTGAGCGGGACTCATGGCGGGTTTTGCAGAACTGGCTAATCCGAAATTTCCACGAGCGGTTATTTGTCCGGTGGTTAGATGCCGCCAACTTGTCTGGGGTGCTATCTTTGCCGGGCTACGAAACCAACAAGACGCGCTACCAAGCCGCCAAGTGGATACCACGCTCGTGGGCGTGGGTTGACCCACAGAAAGAGATTGTCGCTGCGAAAGAGGCAGAGAAAGCTGGGTATATCACTAAGTCTCAGATTATTGCAGAGAACGGCGGTGACTTAAACGAGTTATTCTTGCAGCGGCAATCTGAAATCGAGCTGGCCAAAGAGTTAGAATTGGTTTTTGATACGGATTTACTTGTGTCTAATAACCGTGATTTAATGGAGTATAATATGGCAGCAGATGTAAACGGAGACGACAATGGCGACAACGGGGACAACGGTAACGGAACTGCGCCAAGTAGCTCCCCTGGCGATGGGGATAACGGAGACGACGGACAGTAATAATTTCCAGTTTAGTTTTTCGTCAACTACACCGTACGAGCGCTACTACGGTCTGGAAATTCTTGATCACAAAGCAAGCTCTATTCGCTTAAACAGGCTCAACGACGGCGCACCCATTCTGTTTAACCACGACCCAAATCAGTTGGTTGGGGTAGCAGAAAGAGCGTGGATTGAAAACGGAAAAGCGTACGTTTCGGGGCGTTACTCAAGTAGCCAATTTGCGCAGCAAATCCGTCAAGACGTTTTAGACGGAATTGTGCGAAACGTATCAGTCGGGTATAAAGTGTATAATCAAGTAGACCAGAAAAACGGTACTTATTTGGTGACTGACTGGGAGCCGTTTGAAGTTAGTTTTGTGGCAATTCCAGCAGACCCAACAGTTGGGGTTAACCGCACTTTGGAGATTCTAGAACAAAAAATGGAAACAGCAGATTTGGGCTTGATTAAAGAACAAGCCCGCAACGAAGAAAGAGACCGCGTTAAAGCGATTCGTGAAATTGGTAAGACTACCAACCAACCCGAATTAGCGGTTAAGTTAGAAGAGTCCGGCGCGTCTTTGGAAGAAGCCAAAACTCAATTCTTGAAAGCGTTACAAGCCAATCAGCCCGCGCCAGTTGGCAACGTCGACTTGTCCAAAAAAGAACAGCGCTCATACAGTGTGGTCAAAGCCATTAATGCGGCTTTGAACAACGACTGGTCTGACGCTGGTTTGGAGCGGGAAATCAGCTTGGAGATTGGACGTCAAGTTGGTCGCCAATCAACCGGTTTTTTCTTACCCAACAACTTAGAAACTCGGGCAACTTACGCAGTTGGCGCAGCTGCTACCGGCGGTCGGTTGGTTGCAACAGACTTGCTGGCAGAAAGTTTTATTGACGTGCTTCGGAACGCGGCCGTAGTTATGTCGTTGGGACCAACCATGCTCACTGGCTTGGTCGGCAACGTGTCAATTCCCCGCCAAGTTACTGCCACGCAGACTTATTGGGTGACGGAGAACACAGACCTTACTCAAGCGGAGGCGACTTTTGATCAAGTCACACTGAGTCCAAAACAGATTGGTACTCGGTCAAGATATAGCCGGCTAATGCTTCAGCAGTCCACTCCAGACATCGAGTCAATTGTCCGGAACGACTTGATCCAGCAGATGGCACTGGGAATCGACTTGGCAGCCATCAGTGGAAGTGGCGGTGCGCAACCCACTGGAATTCTTAACACATCGGGCATTGGAGATTTCCAAATGGGCGGCAACGCCAATACCGGAGCCGCGTTTGCCAATGCGTCGGCAACCGCTAAAAGTGGACTTGACCCACTGGTTGAACTAGAAGCACTTGTGGACGTAGCCAACGCGTTGAACGGCAGTTTGTACTACTTGACCAACTCCAAAGTTATGCTGGCGCTCAAGAAGTTGAAATCTACTACAGATTTCCACGTTCTTTGGACTACCGACCGCGACAACTCCACCTTGGGAACTCCAATGGCGATCAACGGATACCCAGTTGCTCGCTCCAACCAAGTACCATCAAACTTAGTCAAAGGTGAATCAGCTGCTATTCACAGTGCGCTTATATTTGGCAACTTTACTGATCTTGTAATTGGCATGTGGGGCTCTTTGGAGATTCTTCCCAACCCATACGGTGCTGGTTATAATTCCGGGGCGGTGGATATTCGCGCCATGCAAACTTGTGATATCGCGCTCCGTCGTGCTGTGAGTTTTGCCGCAATCAAGGACATCGTGGCATGATTCCGGAAGCACTGGATACGTTTTTGGAAGATTTTGGGTCTCCAGTGGTTTGGGGTCAAGTTACCGGTAGCGGTATTCTTGACTCCCCAACCGAACTTGTAGCGGGGGATAGGTCACTCAGTGTAGAGTTCACATTGACTGTTAAAACTAGCTTGTTTGGGAATACCAAGTACGGAGATAGTTTGACGGTTGACGGAGCTAATTACACAGTTCGAGAAACTCTGAGATTAGACGACGGTCAACTTTCTATGATTTTTCTGTCGAAAACATGACTACCAAGCGAGAACAAATTCTAGCTCGAATAGTTGCCAACTTGGCTAATACAGTTGGTGTTGGTAATAGAATTTATCGCAGCCGTATAGAGCCGCTGTCTCGTTCTGAAACCCCCGCCATAGTTGTTGAGTTTGTGGACGACGTTGCGGAAATGCAGCTGTCTTTACCGTACTTAAATTGGCGGTTAACAGTGCAAATTTTAGTTATTACCCGTGGCAGCGTTCCAGATCAGTTGGCAGACCCAACAGTCAAAAGTCTGCACGCTAAGTTAATGGCAGACATACGACTTAATAACTTGGCGTTTGATATTTTACCGATATCCCAATCTTTTCAGATTGTAGAATCTGACCAACCGACCGGTATAGTATCCTGCTTATACGCAGTTCGATATAGAACTAGTTTGCAAACACTGGAGTAAGTATATGACACTTTTGACGCGGCGGCGTTTGGTGCTGGTTAAAGAAGAGACAACTTACGGGACTGACCCCACCCCAATCCCGCAACTTAACGCGTTGTTGGTTCGGTCAATTGACGTGACCCCGCTAAACGCAACTATGGTTCAGCGCGAAAATATCCAACCATACTTGGGTAATTACGAAAGTTTGGTAGCGCTTAAAAACGTTGAGCTAACATTAGAAGTTGAGTTAGCTGGATCTGGAAATACTTCTGTAGCTCCGGCTTTCGCACCGTTATTGAAAGCGTGCGGGTTGCAGCAAAACTACTATGCTGCTGGTGGTGCGGTACTATCTGATATTGCAGATATAGACGCAATTACAGAAGACTGGGATTTACCCTACAATCCGGGCAACTATCCAGCCCGGTTTGAGTATACTCCCACTTCGGAAAATTTTAGCTCTGCGACGGTCTATATTAACGTGGACGGCATTAGACACCAGATTACTGGTTGCCGTGGCACAGTTGACTTAAACTTTGAATCTGGGGCTATCCCGACTCTGAGTTTCCAAATGATTGGCGCTTATATTGCCCCCCAAAACTCTGCACTACAAGAGCCAGTATATTTCCAGCCAACTCCATTCCCAGCCAACTCAGCCAGTTCAGCTTTTTCGCTGTACAGTTTTTCTGCCAAGTTGCGCAGTTTTACTTTCAATCTTGGTTCAGAAGCGGTCTGGCGCGAATTAATCGGAGAAGCGTACACCATGCTGGTTAACCGGTCTTCTGCTGCTTCTGCGGTTATTGAAGCTGAGCGCTTAAACATAAAAGACTTTTTTGCGGCTACTCTAGCCAACAGTTATGGCAACTTAGTATTGACCCACGGGAATACTGCCGGCAATACGGTAATACTTCGGTCTGACCGAGTAGATATAACAGCTGGCCCAACATATTCTGACGACGGCGGCGTAACCATGCTAAACTTGCCATTAAGTTTTATTCCCAGCGTAGCCGGGAACGACGAGCTCAAACTTATCTTTCAGTAACACTTATGGCATTTGTAATTAAACAGTCTCCAACTTTTTGGTGGCCCGTCCGGGTCACTTACCCAACCGATTACGGCAAGTATAAAACCGAAACTTTTGACGGGGAGTTTAAACGGCTATCCCAACCGGACGTACAAAAGCTGGCCGAAAAAGTTGAGTCTGGAGAGACTACCGCTGAAGAGCTTGTCAGAGAACTTCTGATCGACTGGAAGGGCATTACTGATGGCGAAGACGAAGTAGAATTTTCCGAGTTTAACTTAACTCAGTTATTAAGTATCCCGCTGGTAGCCAGTGCGATACTTAACGCGTTTTTGGAAAGTTATACTGGTGGGCAGAATAGAAGAAAAAACTAACGGACGCGGTTCGTTACTGGGCAAGCCCCCGGGTGGACGAATCCGCGACAATAGATGACGTTGCCGTCTTGGCGCCCACGTTAAATCTGCCAGAACCGCAGCCAGAGCCAGAATTTGAAGTCTGGGAAGAGAATTGGGAAGCACTCAACTTATTTTTCCGGCTTCAAACTCAATGGCGGGTTGGCTTTAACGGGGCCACTGGTTTGGATTATTCTGTACTTCCGGTTTTGTTTGATTTGTACGGAGTACAAGATCGCGTCGACACTTTTGAAAGTATTCAAGTCTGTGAAGCAGAATTGTTAACAATCTTACAAGAGAATAGTAAAAATGGATCTAAAAACTACAATAACAGTCAACTCACAAGCTAAGTTAGACGCAATCCAAAAAACCACCCAAGAACTCAACAGAGCGTCCGTAGCAACACAACTGTTAACCAAAGCCCAACAGTTACTTGGGAAGCAGCTGGGTGTTGTCAACACTTTTACGGAAGACTTCGTGATGGAGCTCCAGGATGTAGCCGACATGGCTTCGGCTATTCCGGATCTGCTTAAAGACATTGGTTCTGAACAAGAACGGGTAAACAACTTGTGGCAGTCTTTTGTCAGCTCAGACACCCTGCCCACGTTTACAGAATTTAACGAAACGGCTAAAGAACTAGCCAGCAATATTAACGCCACTTCTAAAGCCACTGGGATAGCCGTACAGGACATGTCTAAGCTGGCTACTTTTGCGTCCAAAAATGGTTTGGAGTTTGACACACTCAACGACCTCCTAGTCACGCTTGCACAGAATCTTGGTGAAGTTTCGCGGGGCGAGGGCGAGGATATTGTTAAAGCACTTAAAGCACTTGGTATTAGCGCCAAGGACGCAAAGGGGAACGTTAGAGAAGCAATGCCAGTGTTCTTGGAAATTTCTCAGGCTTTTGACAAATATGAAGACGGCGTCACGAAGGCTGCATTGGCTGGCAAATTTTTTGACGAAGAAGGTACTAAGTATATTGGAGCAATATCCAAAGTCCACAAACAGTTCAACCAACTTAACCCGATTCTGGGACAAGAATTTATCGCTATAGTCCAGCGTGCTGCACAATCCACGAAAGACTTAAATTTGGCTTTTAGTCAGCTGGGGGCAGAAATTGGAAGTCGGTTATTGCCAATAACGACCGCTATAACAGACACAATAACTAGATTAATAAACTTACTTTTAAAAATTCCCAAACCAATCAAAGACTTAATTTTTGGCGTTAGTCTTGTGGTCGGCAGTCTTGGTGCGCTGGGACTTATTGTAAAATCTGCAACACTTGTTTTCTTCGCGTTTAATGTTGTTCTTAAATCTGCAAAACTTGGGTTTACCGCTTTTGGTATCGCCGCAAACTTGATCAAAGGGCTACTTCCAACAGCAGCTGTGGGCGTTTTATCAAAAGTTTTTACGGGTTTACTGGCAGCATTAAAACTGGTGGCTGCTGCAATCTTGAAAAACCCGTTCGCGTTATTAATAACTAGTTTGCTCGGCATAAATCCACTGGCAATTTCTTTTGTGGCTAATATTGGCAAAATTGGTTCAGCACTAGCACTATTGTCCAATCCAATAACAGCGCTTATAGGGGGTATTGCAGCCATTGGGGGTGCTTTGTATCTTAGTAACAAAGATTTCCGAGAGTGGGTCAACGGTATTGGTCGAATGATTGGAGACAATCTGTATACTTTCATAGTTGGTGCTTCAAGCTTGTTTAAGCAGTTTGCTGCAGAGGTGGGGACGCAATTAGCCCGCGTTGGGCAGGGCTTGGCTGACTTTTTTAACAATAGAATCTTTCCAGTTTTAACTGGTGTAATTAGTGGATTGATAACAATGTTCAACGGCTTTTTTAAATGGGTTTTTCACGCCTTTAACGCCGTTGCAGAAAAAGTTATAGGACTATACAAT